GAATGTCTTAGTCATTGTCCGAATCCTTTATCGGTTAGGGTTAGACGACAGCGACCGCTGCCGATAACCAAGAGGTAAAGTATGACGCGTTATAGTTCAAGCGGTTATTTTATGAATTGTTATATTATTTTCCAAGCCATTGTTTTTATTGCATTTCTTTTTTGTGACACGTGTCACAAAGCCGGACGGCCCTGCCCCTATGCAATGCCCTGCCCCCGCCCCCGCCCCCGCCCTATGCCATGCCCTGCCCCCGCCCCCGCCCCCGCAGGGTAGGGTATGTATGCCCCCACCCGCGGGGATTCTCTGCAGATGGCGAGGGGGGTGAGGGGGAAAAAGAATTCTTTTGATATATATATACCGTACCTCACACATTTTTTGCAAAATTTTAGGCTTTTTTATAAGGTGTTAAAATATGAGTCGTCACACTACACCAACGAAGTCGCTGGTAATTTTTATTCTTCGGCTGCTACAACCAAAGTCTGATTCTTGACGAATAGTGTTTTTACCCCTTATACTGTGACAGATAGCGAGGACGCACCATGGCCCCCAAAAAAGCCGACATAATCGACATGTTACCTGATGACGTCACTGCTCTGCTGAGTGAGCTGGCGTTTAACGACGCGATGGAGATCGAGGCAAAGCCTGAGGCACAGATTGAGGAGCCAGAGGAGATTCTGGTTCTGGACGCGGAGGTCGTGCCTGACGCGGAGCCGGTTGCTGTGGAAGAGATGCGTGTGGTGTCTTTAGCGCCTGCGCAGCCTTCGGACCCGTCGGAGCTGGGTGGTTATCCACCTACTTTGCCGATTGAGGTCGCGTTGCGGACGGCCCCGCCGGATGACATCCGTGTGGCGTACGGATTCAGCATGGAGCAGTGGATTGCTTTGCAGTCGATGCCGAGGTTCCAGAGTGATCTTACGGCTGCCGAAAAGATGCTGTCTGAGGAGGGCATGTCCTTCAAAGCGAAAGCGCGTCTGCAGTCGGAGGCTTTGTTGCAGACCAGCTGGCAGATGATTCACGACACCACTGGCGATGTGCCGCCGAATGTGAAAGCTGATCTTTTGAAGTTCACGGTGCGCGCGGCTGGGCTTGAGTCCAACCCGAAAGATCAGGCGGCGGCGTTCACGCCATTGCAGATCAACATCAATATGTAATAGGTAGGGTGTATGGCGAAACCGAGTAACGCGATCGACTATGCGCCGCCGCCCACGCTTGCGGCGTATATGCGTGACTACTTGCCGAGCGAGTTGTTCTACGACTGGGTCGTCGGGCCGGTTGGTTCAGGTAAGACGACGGCGATTTTCTTCAAGTTGGTCTACATGGCCAAGCTGCAGGAGCCCGGGCCGGACGGCATACGGCGCACACGAGCCGTGATTGTGCGGAACACGCTGCCTCAGCTGCGCGATACTACGCTTACATCGTGGAATTATTGGTTCAAGGATGGTCAAGCGGGCAAATGGTACGCCACACAGAACAAGTTTTTGCTGAAATTCGACGATGTCGAGTGCGAAGTGCTGTTCCGACCACTGGATACGCCTGACGACGTGGCCCGCGTGCTATCTTTAGAGATTACGTTCGCACTTTTGGACGAATTTGTGCAGATTCCACGCGAGATTGTCGACGCGTTGTCCGCGCGACTCGGCCGATACCCCTCCGCGATCGACGGCGGGGCGACGAATTGGGGTATGTGGGGCTCCTCGAACCCCGACACCGAGGATAATTGGTGGTTTGACTACCTCCATACGACCCTACCTGAGAACGCGACGTATTTTTTGCAGCCATCAGGCCTTTCGGAGGGTGCAGAGAACGTCAAGAACCTGCCCGGTCAGCGCGATTACTACGTCAACCAAGCCAAAGGGAAGTCCGAAGGCTGGATCAAGCAGTTTATTGACGCAGAATGGGGCTATTCGGCGGCTGGTAAGCCCGTTGTGCCGACCTACAACAAGGACTTGCACATCGCGCGGCAGCCATTGCGCTACGACAGCACGTTACCGCTAGTGGCCGGGTTTGACCCGGGCATTGGAGGCTCGGCGATGATCTTCGGACAGGAAGACCCGCACGGTAGACTGCGTGTGCTCGGTGAATTGGTCCAAGACGGGTACGGCGCGGAGCGGTTTATCAACGAGATACTGCGGCCATACCTGCGACGGCGCTTCCCAGAGGCGAAATTGATCGTGGCACCGGACCCTGCCGCCGCCAGTCGAGCGCAGAGTGACGAGAATTCGGTGGTGCAGGTCTTTCGGCGTTACTTTGACGTTAAGATCGAGACGAATAACCGCTTGCCGCTTCGTTTGGACGCCATCGAGCACTACTCGTCGCGTCTGACGGACGTCGGGCCAGCCCTGCTGGTCGATCCTGCTCAGTGCCCTGTACTGGTACGTGCGCTCGGTGGGGGTTGGCGGTATGCTATGGACGCTAAGCGTGGTATCATACGTGGTGCGGAGCCCGAGAAAAACGCATATAGTCACCCCGGTGACGCGTTCGGGTACCTGTGCCGGTTCTACCACAGGCAGGCGCAGCGCGGTGGCGACTACGGTATAGGCGGCGCCAAGAAATTTACACCCCCACGTAGCTTCGGTGCTGCGTATCACTTTAGGTAGGGTCCGAGATGGAAGAAGAAATTAAGCTGCCGACTGTAAGGGTCGAGGACGCCACTGACTCACCGGTGACGCAGATCAAGCCCGAGGAGCTGAGGACGCTAGGCCAGCGTTTGAGCAAGACGTTCACGCAGTATTCGGCGGATCGCAAGCTCATGGAAGAGAAGTGGATGCGGAACTTGCGGCAGTATCTGGGGATTTATGATCCTGAGATCGAGCGCGCGCTGGCGGCCAACCGGTCGAAGGCTTACCCGCGCATCACGCGTGTCAAGTGTATTTCGGTGGTCAGCCGTGTGATGAACCTGATGTTCCCCGGTAACGAGCAGAACTGGGAGCTAAAAGCGTCTCCTAGCCCTGATATGAACCCGATGGACGTGCAGCAGGCGGTGATGGCCGAGATGCAGAAGATGCAAGAGGTTGGTATGCAGCCTCAAGTCACGGACGAGATCGTGCGGGCTGCGGTTCAAGAGCTGGCGGCCGCGCGTGCGAAGGACTTGTCAAGGCTTATTGATGACCAGCTGCAGGAGCTTGGAGGCGATCAGTCAGCTGACTACGTGTCGTTGAACCGCAAAGTGGTGCAGAGCGGGGTCCTGTACGGCCTTGGCATCCTCCGCGGGCCGTTTGTGCGCGAGCAGGAGCGCACTACTTGGGTCATGGACGAGACGACGGGGCAGCCGGCACCCATGGTGACGATGGACTACAAGCCTCAGTTTGAGTTTTTGCCTGTCTGGGATTACTACCCTGACATGAGTGCGAAGAATTTGCACGACGGCGATGGCTATTTTGTCCGCCTTGTCATGTCGAAACAGCAGCTGCGTAAGCTGGCAAGCCGGTCTGACTTCTTCGAGAAGGTCATCAAGCAGTATATCGGTAACAAGCCGCGCGGCAATTACAAAGCCAAGACGTTTGAGACCGAGCTGCGTACGATGGGTACCAAGGCCAACGTCAACGATGAGACCGCGACCGAGGACGGTAAGTACGAGATTCTGGTGTGGCACGGCCCAGTCAGCGCTAACCGCCTCATGGAGGCCGGTGTTGACGTCGCCGATAGCAAGAGAGCGGACGATGTTGACTCTGAGATTTGGCTGCTAGGGGATCACGTCATCAAGGCGGAGATGAACCCGTGGAAGAAGCTGGGCGTCGATGTGCGCACAGTGCATACGTTCCTGTTTGACGAAGATGATACCAGCCCTGTCGGCAACGGCTTGCCGAACATCATGCGCGATAGCCAGATGTCGATCTCGGCGGCGACACGTATGCTCTTGGACAATGCCAGCGTGGTCTGCGGCCCGAACCTCGAGGTCAACACAGACCTTGTGCGGGCCGATCAGGACATTCAGAGTGTGCAACCGTACAAGATTTGGTACCGCGAAGGCGTAGGGGCCGAGGCTGCGCAGCCCGCCGTGCGCAATATCGCGATAGACGCACACATGCAGGAGCTCTTGTCGACGATTACGCTGTTTAACCAGTTTGCCGACACGGAGACATTCGTGGGCGCGGCCACCGGTGGCGACATGGAGCGTGGGTACTCCGAGCCGATGCGGACCGCTGCGGGCGCGTCGATGCTGCGCGGAGATGCGGCACTGCCGTTCAAGGACATCATCCGGAACTTTGACCAGTTTACGCGGTCTCTGATTACGGCGTTGGTCATGTTCAACCGGAAATTTAACCCTGACAAGACACCTGAGGGCGATTACAACGTGATTGCTCGCGGTGCGACGAGCCTGATCGCTAAGGAGATCAGAGGCATACAGGTCGATCAGCTGGCTGCTACCCTAACGCCGGAAGAGCGCATGCACGTAGACCCGCGCAAGCTCGTAGAAGCACGCCTCGGGGTACGGGACATGAACAACTTGTTGCTGACCGAGGAAGAGGTAAAGCGCCGTCAGGCAGCTGCGCAGCAAGAGCAGCAGCAGAAGCTCGACCTTGAGCGCGAGACCGCACGGGCGGAAATCCGCAAAACACTCTCTGACGCGATGAAGAACATCGCACAGGGGCAGAAAAATCTGGCAAATGCTGATGCGACCACGTTGAAGGCCGCCATGCAGATCGTCGAAACAGGACTGGAGCAACTAGATGCCGTCGCCGAGCCAGACATGGGACAACAACAAAGTCCGCAAGCGGCAGCAGGAATTGCTGCATTCCCTACAAGCCAGATCGGATAGCGCGGAGCTAGCACAAGTCACTGAGCTAGTGGGCTTGCTATTAGAAGAGTCTAAGCGTAACCTTGTAAAATGTGATACGTCAGACTTTATGTTGATACAGGGTGAAGCCCGTGCAATGGATAAGTTGCTTCGGCGATTTGCGCGGCCCCTGACTACCTATTCGGAGGATTAAAAATGGACGGCCAAAACGTAGACACCAGTGAGTCAAACTTTGACGACGCGTTTGCGGAGCTTTCGGCGCTGCTGGAGGACGAAACGGATGACGACGCCATCCCTGCACCAAATGCAGAGGCGGAAGAAGTCACTGAGGAAACACCGGACGAGGCACCAGAAGATGTAGACGCGTCTGAGGGTGAGCTTGCGGAAGAAGCGGAGGGCGAGGCAAAGCCTGAAGAAGAGTCTGCGCCTGTACCGGAGCCGGAGGCAGAGACAAAGGCAGAGGCA